CTGAAAATATATCCCAATCAGAACTTTTAGTTAGATTAACACGCCCATTATCGCCATCAAAAGATCCTGCATGAGTTCCCAATTTTTTACTACTAGAATCAAAAGTTGCAAGAATCGCAGTAGCTGGGCCTCCATCATCAGTTCCGTGATTTGATCCCTTAGAATCAGTCCAATCACCATCCATCTTATAATATGATACAAGACCAGTTTCTAATGTACTTTCTGTAGTAGTTGTAGTAGTTGTAGTTGACGCAGTTGTAGCTACGGTTACAGCTCCGTCTGGTAATGTTAATGAATCTGCATCTACCCCACCCGTAACTGTAATAGAACCATCAATACTTAAATTTCCACTACTATCATAAATAGCTACTTTCTTATCATTAAATTTTAAATCACCACTTTCGCTAACACTTATAACTGTATCACCAATATGCAAACTTTCATTAGCAAGATAAAGAGAACCAAAACTATTAAGAGGTGTACCTAAATTAATATTTTCTGTTTCTGGTACAAAACTAGAATGAACAGTTCCTCCCACACTACTAAATCTAATAGGAATTCCATAATCTTCGTGTGTAGAACAATTTATATAAACAGTCTCTAATGAATCAAATGGGGGAGTATATTCTACAGCATCAGCCTGTGTTGTTACACCAAGAACAACAGGAGATGTATTAGATACATCTTCTGTTACTGTGAGTACATGACCCGAATTAGAATTATCTGCTTGTCTAAATAAATAGGATTGACCCTTTACCAAAATCATATCATTAGGTCGAACCCCATTAAAATAAAATTCAGAATTGACAACTGTTACATCTATAATATTAGAAGATAGATCTACAACAATATCATCATTATCTTTTATATATAATTTCCCAGAAACAGTATTAATTGCTGGTTCACCCAATGATAAATCACTAGATGAAGGTGCGCCAACTACGTCTACTTTTCTTTTAAGTTTTATCTCATTAGACATATTTAATTCCTTTATAATTCTTTTTGAATATGATTAAGATTTAGCCTTTTTCAAATTACTGATTTCAGATTTATGCTCATTAATCTCTGAAGTCAACTCTTTCACTACAGTTTTGAAATTTTCGTTTTCTTTTTTATATTTAGTATTCGTTTTATTAGATTTTTGTAAATCAGTTTCTTTATTCTTCAATTGTTCTTTATAACTTAAATCTTGTTCATTAATAAAATTTTCTAATTCACTTATTTTATCATTTAACAAACCAATCTGTGTAACAAATTTTCCTTCTTGATTAATAGAAGTGGCCATTAACTCATTAATTTTGGTTTGAGTAATTTGTAATAAAATTTTCAAATAACGTTCTTGTGGAGCACTATCTCCTACATGTTCTTGCAATTCAATATTTGCTTCTTGTTCAAAACTCATAATATATTTTAACTTCCTTACATAATATAGTATATTTATACGTTTTATAATCCTCAAAAGAAAGATTGATAGGAACATATGTTCCTATCAATCTTTTATTAATTTAATTAAAAATTTCCACCATCAACTGTGAAATTAGTAACAGCCGCTCCGCCAAAATCCACTGCATTTGCAGAAGCATTTACCACATTGCCACTGGAGTCGTATGTACCAGATCTTACCGTAACACCATTAGTGCCAAGCAAGAGGACACCACTACTAGCTTGAAATCCATCTAAAGTACCAGTCTTCCAAACATCATTAGCATCATTCCATAATAATGCATGTGAGCCAGAAGCACCCAATTCAATACCAGATCCGTCCATAGTTGGATCATCAGCAGCACCACTAGCAATACGGAAAGTCTTATCAGCAATCTGAACTGTAGTAGAATCCACTACAGTTTGTGAACCATTTACTGTCAAGTCACCGGTAATTATAACATTCTCACCAACAGTTAAACGATTAGCTATAGTAACATCATTTGGTAAACCGACTGTAATACTAGAAGCAGTACCTGATGTTTCTATTTCATTGTTAGTACCAAGAATTGAGAAACTTCCGTTAACACTACTAGGAGTAATATTTCCAGAATTACTACTAATCGTATTAGTAGCAGCATTGATAGTATTAACACTGGTTGTTAGCACTGTATCTGCATCACTACGTGTGGATGCTTCAGCAGTATCTGCAGCCTTGTATGCAGTATCCATGTCACTAATACTAGTGTTAATTGCTGTATCTGCAGCCTTATATGCAGTATCCATGTTACTAATACTAGTGTTAATTGCTGTATCAGCAGCAGCACGGGTAGTTTCTTCTGTAGTAATAGCCGCACCATTTAATGAAATATTAGTTACATTAGTAGCAATACCACTAGTAAAAATACCATCAGCAGCAATACGTGCAGCTTCTTCAGCAGCAAGATTAGTTGTTAATGTTGAATCGGCACTAGCACGGTCAGATATTTCATCATCAATATCATCTTGTAATGCTGTATCTGCAGCCTTGTATGCAGTATCCATGTTACTAATACTAGTTGTTAATGCTGTATCTGCAGCCTTGTATGCAGTATCCATGTCACTAATACTAGTTGTTAATGCTGTATCTGCAGCCTTGTATGCAGTATCCATGTCACTAATACTAGTATTAATTGCTGTATCTGCATCACTACGTGTGGATGCTTCAGCAGAAACAGCACTAGCACGGTCAGTTATTTCTGCAGCAAGATTAGTTGTTAATGTTGAATCAGCAGATTTATATGCAGTATCTATAGCTTTTGCGGCTGCATCTAAAGCTTCAACAGCATCTTTTAATGTAGTCTCATCATCCATATAATTTGATTCATCATATTGTGTAAAACTGCCATCTGCATTTAAACCAACACCAGCTTCGATTGCATCTGCTTCAGTTTGCAACGCAGTTACTGCAGTACCAGAACCAGCTGCGGCTTCAACAGCATCAATATTCGATTGTAATTGTGTATCTGCAGCCTTGTATGCAGTATCCATGTTACTAATACTAGTTGTTAATGCTGTATCTGCATCACTACGTGTGGATGCTTCTGTACTAATACTAGTTGTTAATGCTGTATCTGCAGCTTTATATGCAGTATCCATGTCACTAATACTAGTTGTTAACGCTGTATCTGCAGCTTTATATGCAGTATCCATGTTACTAATACTAGTTGTTAATGCTGTATCTGCATCACTACGTGTGGATGCTTCAGCAGAAACGGCAGCAGCACGGTCAGTTATTTCGTCATCAATATCATCTTGTAATGCTGAAACAGCAGCAGTACGTGCAGTTGTTTCTGCAGCCACTAGATTACTAGCAACAACAGCCGCGGCTGTATCTGCAGCCTTGTATGCAGTATCCATGTCACTAATACTAGTTGTTAATGCTGTATCTGCAGCTTTATATGCAGTATCCATGGCATCAATACTAGATTGTAATCCTGTATCAGCAGCAGTACGATCACTTACTTCTGCAGCAATTGCTGCCACATTAGCATTAATACTACCAGCAGATGCTGTAACATTACCAGCAGAAGTGACATCACCCAATCCTGTAATATTTTTATTACTATCAACAACCAAAGCTTTTGAAGCAGAAGTAGCACCAGCAGTTACACCTGTGAGCAATTCATCAATTTTATCTGTGTAATACGCTCCACCAATAACAACTGATTCTGTTCCATCAGCACCACCAATAAACAATTTACCAGAACCGGTATTATTACCTTCACTAGGATCTTGTGCAGGATTTCCTGATCCAGAACTTGTCAATACCATATTATTATAACTATAAGCCAATTCTCCTGTAGAAAGAACGCTGGAATCTGGATTAGATGCAGCTTGATCGCCTATAGCTCTTTTAATCGTAATCTTATTAGCCATTTATTTTCTCCTTATTTATTCTTCTGAAGAATCTGGTGTAAGTGTAACCGTATACGTTTTAACCACAACAGAACCTTCAGCAGTATTTGTAACCGTAAGTTTTAATGTAGGATCTCCATCAGCTATAGAAACCCAAAGAGTAGAATATCCATCCTCTGGATTCACTGGAGCAGAAGATTCCTTTAACGTTAAAGTATCTTCACTTAAATTCATAACATTCACTTTATTTATAATTCCATTAGTTTTAGTACGCCACTCATCAAAAGTGTCCGTAAGCAAAACATCATTTATTATCTCTGCCATATTAAATTCCTTTTATATTGTTCGTTTTTTATACTAACTTGTAAACTGGTATATCCATAAATCTTGATGGAAAGTATGTTCATTATCGGAAATTAGGTTTTCTCCATCTGTACCAAAAGGAGTTCCCTTTACAATAGCCCTAACTCCAACTTTATCTCCATCCGAAATACCTGTTATGTATTGATTACCTGCACTACCAACATTAAACGTTTTAGTTCCTGAACTACCAAAAAGATCATCTCCACCTGACGGAGAAGCACTGTAAGACGGATTCCACCCTTGAGAGTCGCCAGTCTTTATAGCAGCAAAGGTAATTGATATTTGATCAATTCCAACTTGAGTAGGGGACCAATTATGAGCCATTGTCCAAGCCATTGCTGCATTAACTGTAAAGGCTGAGGCAGAAATATTAATATTTCCATTAACGGCAGCAGAAACAGATACACTAACAGTTGATGAGCCAGTAATATTACATGTAAATGCAGTTGCATCACTCCATCTATGCTGACAATTAACAGTTACATCGGATAATCCAGCACCACTTATAGTATAACTACTACCATACTGCATACCATATGCTTTCACACCCAATCCCCAACTAGTACTTTTTGAACCAACAGATGCTGCATATCCTTGACTGAGTTGATGAGTTGCTTGTGTAGGAGTATTAATAGTATAACTTCCTCCTGTAAAATACTGATCTGCATGTGTATTAGAAATCGTTGCTGTTCCTGTATGACTCCCCTGAGCAATATTGATCGGCGAATCACATGATGCATCATTCGATACATTAGCTACTTGTTGTGAAGTTCCTGGAGTCGAAAATGTCAAAGTCTTAACTGCACTGTTTCCCCCTACTCCAGCATCGTTTCCTGACACTCCATCACGAAAATGATATGATCTAGTCTGTGGGAAATTACCATCCATAGCAGCAAAAGATGTGTTCAAATAAGTCCATAATTCTCCACCTTGAAGTGTGCGTTGACTACCATGCAACGTAACCAATCTTACTTCACTCTGATCATTTTTTACTACAGCACCAATAAGTGTTGAAGCCTCACTTGCAGTATAATACCATTTAGTACCGGATCTATATCTAGTACTCGTATTCTCTGGATCTGGATAACTCCATGACATAGAAAGAGTTCCATCTGTATCATATGTTACTTCTGCTTCATTTATAGTAAGACTTGCTGGTCCACCAGATCTAGATACATTACCAACAGTACTAAAAACTTCTTCTTTTGTTAAACTATAATTACCAACAGCCAAACTAGTATTCCATCCTACTGTCACACTTTTAGTACCATCAGCAGCAATATTGCCACTATTACCACTAATAGTAAAATCGGAATCACCAGTTCCCTCATATGCAGTAGTAGCTAGATACGTAATAGTACTTGAACTAGTAGACCACCATTTACGATAATCATTAGTGAGAGTTATAATTTCATTAGAACCACCATCACCCTCATCTGCTGTCCAAGTAGGAGTATCCATAGTAATTCCACCACTATACACCCAATATCCACTTGATTGTCGATACCATGTAATACCCCACGACATTGTTCTTGAAGTAGAATTGCTTATAGAATTATATGTAATCGTAATAGTTGCTGAATCCGAATCACTAGTCTCGTTATTAACGCTATAAACTCGACAAATTTTTTGGTCTTGTCCTTCAATCTCAAGACCTACTAAACTGGTACTATAATCTGGATAACCTACCAAAACATTTTGATTGAAAGTATTATTTGTAATAGCTACTGATTCAATAGTAATAGTATCATCAACACTTCTATTAGTTAAATAATAAGGATAATCCCTAGAACTTGAAGTAGTATTACCTTGATCATGTTGTTCACCTGCAGTCAAAAAAGTGGACGTTGAAGCACCAACAGATAATTCAGCTTCCAGATTACCTACCACTACACTCATTGGTAAATTATATACTTTACTTAATATATTATTACTACTCTCAGGATCTGTAACACTATAAGAAATAGACACATTACCAGTAAACGTTTCCTCGCCATTTGAGATTAAATATGGTGCAGTATCATCAGCATAACTAATAGTAAATGATTTCGTATCAGTTGAACCTTGTGAAAAGGTATGTGATGCTGGACTTAAAGTGATTGGTCCTAACAAATCTTCATTTGTACCATCTATTACTATATTTGCACCAGTTATATTAATATTTCCATGTCCATCTCCATCCCATACAGGAGTAATATCAAATGATCCATCAGAAGTACTTCCTTCACCTTCAATAGCAGTCATAGTAACAGTAGAATCAGATGTTATGCTATCTGCTACTATATCTAAAGACTTTAATAAATAATTAGTCCATGATAATCCAGATTCTCCTGTAAATCTTCTATCAGAAATAACTCCAATTTCATTAGATAAAGAAAATGGTCTATTTCCTTCTGTATAATCTTCTACATATTCAACATCATCTATCATTATTTTTTGTGGATTCCAAACCATTATATTATATATTTTTTGAGCTGGAGTTACAATTCCAACTATCTGCTGATTATATATACAACCGGTTGGATCATTCTCATCAAAGTTGCTACAATAATGATCAACAGCAAATTCTATATAACTTGTTGATTCCTCATGTACGGTACCATCTAAGTTCCATCTAAAAAACCCACTACCAATTCCACTCTCAGTATAAGCTACACTCTTATCACCTAAATTTCCACTAGATGTAAGGTTAGAATGACCATGATTAAGTCCTGAAAAATTAAATCTAAAATCTTCTGGATCAGAATTGCCATCAATCACTAATGGATCACCATCAACAGGAACAAACCTATATCTCCAACCACTTTTTATAGACAAATGAGATCCTTCCAATTCATTATCAGTAGTTTCATAAGATTTTCCACTTAAAAGTGACCAAGATTCATCATCGTTAATATCCTTTTTAAACATTAACCTCATAACATCATTGGACTTTACTAATTTAACTTGAATTTCATAAACTTCTGGAGTAGTTGGAACTCTAACAATTTTATTATCTTTATCCAATATTATAGAGCCTTCCATTCTAGAAGCATTTGATAAATTTATAAATGTATTCCATGGAGTATTATACAAATAACCTTTATTTAAATAATCTGTTAAATCCTTAAAGGGAATAGCAGAATTTATAACTTCTTCTTCTTCTATTATCTCTTTTTGTAAATTAAATCTTAATAATCTTATTGACATATCTATTTCCTAAGGTACTATTACTGCATTATCAGGATCTGGTAAGCGATTAGCACACCAATATATTGAATTTAATAATAAACGTTTCGGAGCATAATGACCCTGGGTCTCACCCATTTGGTCATTAAGCACCGGTGCACCGTGATAATAATTCAAATCAACCCTTCTCATCAATCTATCATTACCTCCGGGTTGCAAAAAATCATTATATTTAACCCAATTCAGAACATTCCAGGAGGCCATGGTAATATTACTGGAGATGTTACTGGAATGGTGATCAAATTTTCCATACTTATCTACGCCCAATGAAGGTGGTACGATACTCATATTCGTATTTATGGCATAAAGGCCTCTATACTCCGGTGAGTTTGGAAGTATTCCCCTTGTAAATGATTCTAAACCAGCAAGGCGATCCTCTTCATTAAGAGACCATTGTCCGTGATAATAATACATACTCTCATACGTACCGCCATGAGATATTTTGTAATCAACAACCTGTTCAGTACCAGCACCAGGATTTGGTATATTCACGTTCCAACCTAGTCCCCAATTTGTATGGCCATACATCATGAGAATAATTGGTATTCGATTATCAACAATATGTTGCCAGGCTAACTGATTATAAGTACCTTCGGTACCGTAATTCATACCCACTACCATCACATCCCATGGTCCACCATCTCCAAAATTAGTTCTACCACTATCTCCTACATATGGCAAAGCGTAATTATCCTCATATCCGGATCCACGAAAAGCATCCAAAGTAGCAGAAGTCATATCGGATGTACCCGAATACATATGTTGAAAAGTACTATCACTACTATAAGGTTCACCACCACTCTGATTGGCGATCTGGTCGGAATCATTCGCAACCAAATCATTAAAATTTTGCATAGAAGATGCAAGTTCAGGAAGATTAACAAGTGAGCCAATTCCCCAAAACAAAACATTAATTGGTCCAGTATCAGATTGACCAGATCCACCAGATCCACCACCAAGTGGAACATCTGATCCTTGCCCAGGAAGAATACTGTCATCATCTTCTATTTTAAATCTAGTTAATATTCCATTTTGATTCATAAAAAAATTCGGTTCTTCATTAGTAGTATCATATACAATTTGACCATCACCAAAATTAAGTCTAACATTAGAATCTGACAACTTTTCATTAGTGCCTCTTAATAATTTTATAGTTTTACTCATACAATTATCTCCAAATTAATCAATAAATGGAATTAGTTTATTGCTACAGTAGTAGTATTCTTTCTAACCTTGACCAACCTGTAGCACCACTTCTTGTAAACATTAAATATTGTTGAGGCTCGTCTGTGAAATATGTTGTTCCAAAGTCAGAACCGCCAAGTAGAGCATGTGTTCCAGCGAAGTCTGCAGAAATTATACTATTGTCCTCACCAAATACAAGATTTTTCCAAACAGTAATGATTCCTCCAGCATTATAATTTGATACTTGAACACTATTTCTACAAGTTACCATCGTACAACTGACTCCATCCATCAACTTTATAATAAGAATTTCTCCACTATCCTGACTACCATCTTGCAACCACCATGCAGATTCCCAATTATTACTATATTGGTAAGTCGTCGGCTCCGATCTTTTCTGTAATACTGCAGTTATCGGTGCATACGTACGATTATTATATACACTATTACTCCAAGCATGTTCAATAGCACCGTTATGAGTTCCAAAGCCTGGCATGTAAGGTTGTTGATGTCCATATGGCATAGCATTTCCCGAGGAAGTGGTGCCTGGATAATAAACTGCATTATAATTATTGCCAGTTGCGGAACCAGTTCCTATCCAAGTTACATTAGACCCTGCAGTAAGATCTGATACTGCTCCGCCACTAGTAGTTAGTTCAACCAATCCAAATGATTCAGAATCAGTAACTTGTGTCACCAAAGAAGAAAATGTAGATGAAGTAGACGGATCTATTATACCATTTACTGAAGCCCAAGTGGTATCAATAAAAGATAATTGATTCGTATCTCTATTTAAAGCTAATAAGCCTTCATTACCTGCTGTCTTACTTTCCAACCTAGCATTAGTAGCCCTAGGAAATCTAAACAATTTATTAGTAGTATCTGGCAAATCTGACCAAACTTCTGGATCATTATACCAAGTATATTCTGAAAAAGTAGAATTCATGTTAGACACATCAGCAGAATTTAGAATTAATATAGTAAGGTAAGGACCTTCTTCCATCGAAGATGACCAATCTTCAGTAACAATATTCGCAGATGTGACGGTAGATGGTTGGTATATATACCCAATCTGATAATTAGCATTTGCGTTCTTAAATGAATTAAAAACAGTTTCATTCCACTCTCCTTGCGGAATAATAATCTTACCAGTGACTCCCGGGGTACCGAATATCCATCTTCTAACATCATCAAGTGTCCAAGAACCATTATTCCAGTAACTTGCATTAACATTTGTAATTATAATATTGTTGCCGACCTGAAAGTTACTCATCTAAGCTCTCCATTCTCTTTTCTAATACAATAAGTCTATCTTTAATATCTTTAAGTTCAAAAAAAATTCTCCTCATCATCCTTTCTTCCTTTTTTTTAATCTTAGCTTTATTAATAAATCTATCATAAGATTGTGAATCACCTAAAACAGCTTCAGATTCAATATCCCTGATTAAAGTAGGATTATCTTTTATTTTCATTAAATTTCAGTTAAAGCGATAACTCTTAAATTCTTAACTTTAGGAACTTTAGTTGTATTAGAAGAACTAAACAGAATCTTTATATTAAACAAATCAAAATTAGATAATTGATTTAATTCATATTTAATATCTCTGACATACTCACCGGAAGCTGATGCCGAATTTAAATCTATAACATTATTTATATTACTTCTGTATGTAACTTCTCTATATTTAAAATCAGAAGTTTGTGATGATAATTCCGTTTTACAATAAACCTTTATTGAAGAATCTCCAGGAAAAAGTCCATCTAATATTACTAATATTGAATTTGCAGTATTATTTAATTGTACCTTTTTAGTTATATATGATGAGGAACCATATTCTTCTAGATAATACTCATCTTCATTTAAAACATCAATAACAGTTATTCTTGCAACATCTGGATAAGAAATAGTATCCATAGTATCATTATCTTTTAACAAATATAATTGATCTCCTTGCTCATATCCTTTTCCAGGACTAGAAATAATTATATTATCCAATTGTCCTGTCTCATCATCACCAAATTCTGCATCAGCAGCACTTCCCTCCATTCCTAAAACTCCTCCACTAGGAATAAGCAATTTTAAACCAGAAGAATTTGGAACAGATGAAACATCATCAGTCATATTTATAATTTTATTAGTTGCTGAATCAGAATGTAAATATTCTTCATTTTCATTATAACCTGATCCTCCATAACCATCATTAATTTCTATATGTCTTACTTTTCCTATATCATCAGCACCTATTCCAGATTCTATTAAAGAATTTTTAATTGTATTCACAGAATTAATTCTATTTCTAATTAATATAGCACTTAATCTTTCAGTATCTATCATTGGAGTCCAATCTTCATTAGGAGAAATTAATTTTGCTTTTAGTTTTAAATCTTCTGATTCAAGATACACTGAATCATCTAAATAAACATTACTATTAATATCAAAATCTATCCAGGTACTTCCATCAATACAATATTGCCATTCAACAAAAGTTTCATATATTCTACTTCCAACAACAGAAGGAGTAAGTTCTTGTGATATGAAATTAAAAACGTCTACTTTATATTTAGGATTTATAACAGTTATTTCATTCTCTACAACTGTAACTGGACCATGCCCAGAAAGTCCAAAATTAAAATTTGAATTTTGAATTAAAAATCTATCAGTATCGACAGCGGTTATTAAATGACCAGTACTATTCTCAAAAACTTCTTTTGTTACTCCTCCATTAAAATAATTATCACTCTCTGTATAACTATTAATCGTATACTCTACATCATTATAATTAAATGTAGCACCGTTAACCAGACCAGAACTTTGTGTGAGTTCAGTGCTAAAAACAATTATTTCATTACTATTGGAACCCTGTTTTATAACATAATAATTATTATTATCAATACTTATGTTGGTTTTTAATATACTAGAATCAGGAGATGAATCAAGAGCTAAAACATAAGATTTCCTACCCTTTAGTCCAGTAAATTTTACACGATCATTTACTTCAAATCCGTGATTGGGATAATACACTTCTAAAAAATCTTCATCACCAACACCATTGGAAGATTTTAGTGGATTAGAAGATAATAAAACATCCTCAAAACTATCTGATTCAAACTCAACATTAACAGGATCAGTTTTAAACTGATATTTATAAAATTCAGCACAAATATAATTTGATGTATTTACTAAGCTTATTGCATTTTCATTTGAAGATAAATCAGATAATGACCCCATACCATTACCTGGAAGTTGAGTCTCTCTATTATTTGTCCATACTGCAGTTTCATTTGAATTGGATGAAATAACAAGCATATAATCACCACTAGGTAAATATACTGGTTCATCAAATTCAATATTTAAACCACCCTCATTAACAGCATATGTAGTTGTACCATCTACTTGTTTAGGAATACTAACTATTTCATCTACATCAGAAGATCCCACAACTACTCTTTTTTCTGAAAAAGGAATTATTCTATTTCCAGGCAAACCTTCTACAGAATTAATAATTTCTACATAAATTTCACTATTTGCAGCTACATTCTTTAAAAACAATTTAACATTCTTTAAAAATAATGGAGATCGTATCTTAAATTCTTGATATAATCCTCTCTTATTCGCTGTAACAACATATTCAGGAATTTTAATTCCATCAATCCAATCTTCCGCTACAATCCCAATTGCACTAAAATCAGCAGTCGCAACAGAATTAACAGTAACATTTCCATTCTCGCTAGTACTATTTTCTAATCGTATTTTTCTAGTTCCTGTTCTAAACTTTGTATCACTACTTGTATTTTCATCAGAATTAGGAATAATAAAATATCCCTTACAAGAACCACTACTAGTAGTAACTATAGATTCTGCAACATCTTCATCCTCTCCATCAACTACAGGAGCAACTTCTGTTACTAAATAATCATCAATATATATTTTATGTAATGCATTTGCAGTCAATCCATATGCTTCAAAATCAATACGCTGTTCCCTAATGAAAGGAGTATAATTAGTTACAACCGTTTTTCCTAATATTTCTCTAGTTTCAGTTTGATTACCAACATCTGTTAAAAATTCATCTGCATCTGTGACTCCTATTGTATTTTCCTTTTCAAAATCATTTCCTACAGACAATCCAGACCAATGCTTTTCCCATTCATTCCAAATCCCAAATTGAGAATTTTCAGCTTCTAAATTTTTTACAGAATCAAATAATTTTTTTCTATTTGAAACTATTTCTGGACGAGATTTTAAAGATTTCCAATCATCACTACTCGGATATAATTTTAAAGTACCATGACCTGTTTGAGTAGGAATAGCTAAAGAAGTACCATCTGCAGTTGCAGTATTAATATTTCCTATACCATCAGCAGTAGTTATTAAATTTACAGAAATAGCAGTACCACTATCATCTTCCATTTCAGTCATATAAACAATATTATTACTATCAGTACTACTCAGATTTAAATTATTCATATCAAACATAGGTCTTAATTCTCTATTACTAGAATCTATAGAAGCAGAATATTTTTTATCTTTAGTATCTCCTATATTATGTCCTAAAAACCCATCAACAAAAAACCCATTTTTATATACATGATCACCCAAATCTAAAATATTCGTCATATTTTCCAACAAAGATAAACTGCTATAATATTCTATCGCTTCTATTCTTTTTTCTAATCTAGAAATATCTTTCATTGTATATCTTCGATTCTGTAAAAATACAACTTCCACATCACGGGTACTATATGTGTATGGAGATAATTTAACTAAACACAAAGCCATACCTTCTCTAGGATCATCTGGAATAGGAGGCTCTGAATCAGCAGGAATTCCCTTTTTAACTCTAAATTCTCCAGTAGTATCAATATAAACTTTATCAATTCTATATTGATAATATTTTAAAGAATTAATTGAAATATTTGATTCAGTAGGCAAATGTGATTTTCCTTTTAGATTTGTGCCTTCAATCAAAGGTCTAAAATCTATAGAATCTGCTAATCTAACAGATTCACCAGTCTTATCAATCAAATCCGGAATATCTTCATATTTAAATACAATAGAATTATGAGTCGAATAATCATCTCCGAATCCTTCACTATAGAACTCAGCATTAATTGGATATGATTGAACATTCATATAATCTCCAGATGAATGTTCTAACGAATGGTAAAATAATATTATATCTGTTGTAGGAGGATCAGAAATCACAACACTTCCTAATCCATATTTTTCTGATTCTTGTCCTGTGTTTACAGTAATATTACCTGTAATGTCTATCAAATCACCAGATTCCAAATCTTTCAAAGCTCCACTATCTAAAAATCCTCCTCCATCATATTTTGCATATCTATATCCATCTACTGTATGTCCGTTCCATGTTTCACTACTTACTGCAAAAGCCCTAAAGGTATGATCCAAAACATCACCCTTCGCTAAAATAAAAGTATTATTAATCCAATCTGTCGGTTTAATAACTTCTTGAGAAAATTTTAAAATTTTGTTTTTTCTATTATTATCATTCACTTCCCCGCCATTCATTACATCACAAACAACCACATACGTTCCCAAATTGCTATCAACCAGAAATGAGTCAGACGTTATAGACATCTTCCTATTATTATCAGATAATAAAACATTATCTATTTCATCTGCTTTAAATATTCTCTGAGTAGACGATTGAGTTAGAGCATCATAATAAGAACCATAAACAATTATTTCATGGGAAGATGTATGTTGAAAAAATTTCTGTTTATTGGAAGGAAGTATCAAAACCAAAGAGTTTTCACCATTGACATCTATAGCAGAAACACTAAATGATTGTCTTGTTTTAGAAATAGAAACACCACTAACTTCACTAATATTTTGTTTACTCAACGTATATACTAAACTGTTAAATGAAGTATCATATTGGGAAGCAGAAGCGTTACTACCTTTCAAATTTATTTCTTGTCTGTCAGCATCAGCCACAGCAGTAACTTGATATGTTCTACTAAATTCCGTCTCCCCCACAGAAAATTTTAAAGATAGCAAATCATTTTCCTCATAATGCTCTCCGCCATCCGTAATAGTTATATCATTCCAATTACCATCTGAATCTGAAATAGTTATCTCAGCACCTTCACCGGACCCACCAGAAATACTATACAGATCACCACCATCAGTAAATAAAATGTCTCCGTCAATAGTAGTTAATGCAGTTTTAGCGTTTGCACTCCAGGCTGTAGTAGAAGACAATGATGAAATAATATTTTCTTTATAATCTCCTAAAATAATTCTTCCAACTTTATCCCAACTTTCTTCCGTGGAAATATCAAAAAGATATACTCTATAGTTTGGAGTAATATCCGTAGTTCCATCTTCAGAATCAAAAATTAAAGGATCTGATATATCGGCTATTTGTATATCTCTTAATCTAGCAGTTCCTATTTTTATAGGATAATTGTCAGCAGAATATAAATCCACTAAAGGAAATGCATCATCAATTGTTCCATTTTCATCAGAAAAATTAAAAGTTTTCCAGTCATGCTTTGCACCCGAATTTTCTCCGCCATCCAATTCGTTTAAATTTTTAACTAAAATATAATTACCATAATTTGCAAATTTAGTTTCTGATGATCCACTACTTGCAAGTGTTTTTGTATCTCTTGCTTTCTCAACATCAATATAAATTTGTGAATGTGTTTTTACACTATGACCTTTTACATAAGCTTTACCAGGATCAAATCCAATTGCAATCTTATCTTCATAATCTCTTATTAATTCATTTTTTTGTTCATCTGTACTATAAAGATGTTCTGGTGGAATTGTAACTCCCTTACGATTTAAATGATCAGTTAAACTTGCTGAATATTCACGAACTTCAGTATTAAACGGATCAACAACATAATTTCCAGATTCATCATATGTTCTTTCTGCCAACTTACTCCATAAAACAGGAGATGATTGATAATCTATTCTCTTTCTTATATTTCCCTGATCAACTCGGATCAACTCAACAAAATCTTCTACATCTGTTGAATATAATGTTTTCTTTCCCAATATCAAATCTATTTTCAAACGATGAGAACCAGGAGCTAAGTAATTAGGCGCACCTGTTGCATTATCTAATAAATCAGAATCATCTATCTCATCAACAAATTCATAAGAAACATTTAATCCTACTTTATATGATGGTATACTAGTATACTTGTCCAAAACTATAGTTTGAGTTTCCACATTGACCATGTGACCTGATATATAATACACACCCTTCTTTACAGTAGCCGCTGATGTTGTTCCTACAGGAGTAGGAATATTTGCATTAGCAACAGAACCAAATCCTACAGTTCCGACTTCAAAATCTCCAATCGCATCTATTTTCTTTGTTCCATCTTCATTCCATACAAAAATTTTTCTATTTTCCCTAAAATTAACTTCTGTTCCGTTAATTCCTCCATGTCTTATTATAGAAACAAATAAAGTTGAAGGATGATTTGCTGCTATATCAGTTTCAGAAACAGCAAAAACTCTTCCTCTCACCCCTTTATCTACTATACCTTCAGACTCCTCTTCATCCTCTTCACCAACAATGTCTCCGACTATACTAGATAAATCGGAGACATCTTGATTTTTAACTATACAAACATAACTAGAATGAACATCGTATATTAATTCCCCAGGAACTACATAATCACCATCTTGGAGAAAATAATCAGCCGAACGTTTTACTTGATTTTGTAAAATTGATTGAGCCTGGGTCAACTCCCGAGCCTGCACAGCAAAACTTGGGCGAAATAATATACGATGATAATTCTTCGCTTCATCAAAATCATCATAATATGGAGCTTTATTTAAATCAACTTTCGGCATCTTATTCTCCTAATTAAAATTCAATAATTAATTTAATATCTTCAATTTGATCAGAGGCACGTACAATCGGTCGCCTATGCTCAACATAAAGAATATCACCACTATCATGCAATAAAGCAGCATCTGTAAATGTAGCAACAGTAACCCCAACATCATCACCATCAGTAGTAATAGTTAAGGCATTAGTAGCAGCAATTGTACCAGTTACACCAGCAACATATAAAGTTCCGCCAGCACTACCGGCATTACCAGATTCCGTTGGATCATAACCAGTTGGACGCACTACATTAAGAATACGTGCAGAGCCACCAGTAGCATTTGCAACTTCAAAATCTACTAGTCCATCAACACCCAATTCCAACAAATCCCACTCACTATCAGTCAATGCATTACTAATTGTAATTACTGCCCGTTGATCTGCAATTGCCTCAGCAAAGACCTCTCCTGGAATACGACGAGAATCCGTAACATTACCTAACACAGAAGTAATACCATATGCACCAGATGTAGGAATTGCACTACCAGCATTGGCAGTATTAACTACTTGAGTTGGTATATCAAATGAAATATTATCAGTAACCGTATAATCAATACCACTATTTCTCACAACTATTGAAGCTGGAAGAACAGCACCTGTGTCAACTTCCACTTGAAAATCGACCGTTGCACCACTACCGTTACCACCAAGTACTGCTACACCGGAATAAAATCCAGCAGGAACATCAGCTAGATTATATACTTGTGTCGTAATATCAACAAGACTAGCATCCGTGATTAAATTTACTATACCACCAATCAGATTATCACCACTATCGCCATAAGTAATATGACCACCGGCTGGCGTTAAAGGATCAGACAATAGACCAATCTTACGAAAATCATTATCAACAAAAATACTTCCACTTTGATCATACTCTAAACGAGTATTAACCATTACATAAAAACCGCCCAATTCACGAACTGGATCAAATCCATGTCCACCACGCGGAGAAACAACTGCTCTTGTATTAGCTGCAGAACTGCCATCACTAGTCAATACTACAATATCACCACGGAAAGGAGTTTCATTTCCTACAATAACAGCACTATCAATAGCTAATTGTCCACTAGTTTGTATAGCAGGAACACTATTACCATCACCCTCAATAGTATAATTTGCATCAGCAGCAGGAGCACCAACATTAGCAGCAGCAATAGACACTAAACGAGTAATATCTCCATCAACCGCATTAGTCTGAACATTACTCTGAGCTAATTGATATGAATTAGCAACTTTCTCATCATAATTATAAATTGTCTGAACAGGAATCCATTCAGGAGTAACAAATTTAACAACATCAGCAGGAGAAATAGAATACATAAACTTCCAGATATATCCATCACTAGTTTTTATATACTTATCATCTTCTGTTGTAGATGGTTCGTCAGTAACAGTTGCATTATTATTATTATCAATACACTTATAAACACGATAATCACGATTCAATACATAAAACGGTTTTTCAAATAAATACGTATCAGCATCATCATAAGCAGCATAAGTTTCACCCGAAATCCAATCATATCTAGGAATAACAAAAGAAACATCAGCAGAACCAATATTTTTGGCTGCTAAGATTTCATCCCATGTTTGCATTTCATTAGAAACAGTATCATATGGAGTTGGAGGATTAGTATCACTTCCCTCATCAGCAGTTTCCCAAACTGTAGCAGGATCATTATACTGTTCAGCAGCAGGACCTGGAAGTCCAGCTTCAGCAACAAACGGATAATTAGTACCAACAGGATCACCATTATGCTGAGATCCAGTCAATCTCGGTTGTAAAAATCCATCGTTTTCATCCCATGGTGTAGATTTACCAACAAAAAGATAAAATTTTGATCTACTTAGACCAATATTAGGATCGCCATCAGCACCAGAATCTTGAACTGGAACATCCTTAAAATTCTCCATGAACTGATATGCGTTATAAAATCTAAATTTATTTGTAATTATAGCAGGCATTTAATTTTCTCCTTCTTAATAGTATATTATTATTTAGTAACTATTTTTAAACCCTAAAACTTCTAACATAGCCCTCAGGCATATATATTTTACCAATTTCCTCATTCCAAACTTCATTATTAATCGTTTTGAAGTTCTCTATAGTTGTATTATTATTATCTCCTGAAACATCATCAATAAAATCTACCTGTCCAGGAAATTGCTTTCTTCTTCCGAAAGAAGTTAAACTTTCATTTGCTTCCATAGAATAAGCAAACGATATTTGTTCCTTTACACCATTATTATTTATACAAAACGTATCTCCAGCAAGTGGAACACCAACTTGACCATCTTCTTCATAGCCTTGACCTATATATTCTTCTTTTGCAGGTCCAGCATTATCTAATCTATTCAATTCTTGATAGGGAATATTATTATTATCTTCTGTCATATTACTGGTTTGAAATGGTAATATTTCCTCACCTGTTCTAAGTCCAACCGATTCTCCATGAGTATTTAAAAATAATAAATCTCTAGTATTATCAACACCTAAACTAACATGATATTCATTAAGTCCTCCTACATCAGTAGAAGCATATCCTGCAATAGTAGAATATTTTAAATAATCAATTACAAATTTGCCATTAGTTCTATCAGCATTTGAAACAAATCGATCTATACTATTAATACCTCTAGTAAATCTAGTCTTTGGTCTTCTATGACTAGCAAAAGAAACAATTGTTTCTTGTTTAATATCAAAATCAAATTCACCTTTACTCTCAATAGGAAATGTTAAAACTCCTCCTGGAATATCATCTTGATCCCTTTCAGGTCCCTTTGAATTTACCGGAACTACTCCATCATCCCTACTAATAATCATAAATCCATCTTTAATTTCACATGTTTCACCACCAACCATCTTTTTAGGATAACGTCTTCTATCAAAAACTAAAGTAGCATCTAATGGTAATCTTTCTAATGGATCTTGACCTTTTAAGACTAACAAACTATCAAAAACATCTTCTTTTGAAATAGATACTATTTCTATCTGCTTATCTTTATTGAATGTAATATAACCTTCACTAGATTTAATTTCACAAGTATCCTGGTCAACCATCTTTTTAGGATAACGTCTTCTATCAAAAACTAAAGTAGCATCTAATGGCAACTTATCTGTACTCCACCACTTTTTAGTATAAATAGTATCTTCTGGTTGTAATTCATTAGTAACAAGACTTCTTATTACTCCTCTAGTTAATCCAAGAGTATCAAAATTAATAGCAAATGGTAATTTAGATTTCAACTCAACTGAAAGAGAAGAAGAATCATAAGAATCCAATTCAACACCAGTAACAAATGGCCATATTACTTTAGATCGTGAAGCTTCAAAATCTATCTTAGCTTCCGTTTTAAGTATATTTGACAACATTGTTTGTACACTTGAAACAACTTCCAAACTACTATCAGACTTAGATTCAATAACCAACGGAACATTTACAAAATGCGACTCTAATGAAGCATCTGTAACAAATGACCATACTACCTTAGATCGTAATGTATGAATATCCTTATCAATATTTTCCTTAACAACTAATTGATGCACTATTCTAGGAATAGAAACATCCTTAATCGTACTATCAGCATATAATTCATAAGTCAATTCATTCTCAAAATGCGACTCTAATGAAGCATCTGTAACAAATGGCCATATCACTTTAGATCGTAATGTATGAATATCCTTATCAATATTTTCCTTAACAACTAATTGATGTATTATTCTAGGAATAGAAACATCCTTAATCGTACTATCAGCATATAATTCATAATCCAATTCATTCTCAAAATGTGACTCTAATGAAGCATCTGTAACAAATGGCCATATCACTTTAGATCGTAATATATGAACATCTTTCTCTATTTTTTCTTTGGCAACTACCTGATATGCCACTTCAGATTTAAGATCTATTGTTGCATCACCATATAACTTTGAAACTATATGTGGTCTAGGAAATACTTCAATTGTATTATCTAATCTTGATTGTGTAATTCTAGTATGTAAAATAGCTTCAGGCTTATTACTGATAGGACCGTGCATATCTTCTTCTAGAGTTTCAGGAAATCTAACACCCAAATCAAGATGATATAATATTGGTTGTGGAGGTTGTATCAATGTGTACTGTTGATCTGATCTATCCTCTATAGCAGTAGGAGACATTTTTAATGGAAATACTTTACGCTCCCAACCTAATAACAATTTTATTCCGGGAAAATCTCTTCCTTGATAATAATAACCAATTTCTCCAGGATCTTGTGTTTCACCAACATCTGCCTTTAAAGTAGGCCAAGTATGACTAAACTCAGTACCAATAGGATCAGTACCACGAACTGATTCTCCATCTTTCAAACCTAAATTTTTAATAAAATTGAGAGAACCTTCCGAATTAAACTCCAAGCTAGAATTTTGAGATAAGTCTTCAGCAGTAATTGGCGGATCAGAATCAGAATTTAATAATACTTGTTCACTCTCATTGACATTAAAAGATAATCCTGCAGTTCCACCCAAACCCCCACTAGCAAAGAAAAGAGGATCATCACCACCACTTGCAGACATAAAACCAAACTCATTAATATTTTGTATTGATCCTGCTTTCCTATTTCTCTGATACCCATGTATTAAAATTTGTCTGTAATCAATATGTTTCTTTAATGTAAGTAGTTTTTCAGGAATACTGAAGGAAATCGGAACTGCTGTCCTCATCCTAATAACAACAGAAGAAAACATTCTGGTACCAACAGGATGTATTAATTTTTTAACTATATCTTTCCATTCGCTACTAGGAATATCAGTTTTAATAACATAAGAATAATTCTGATAATAGATTCCATCATGAATTTTAGACATTCCGCTAATATTAGAAGAACCACTAGCAGATCCAGGATATTGTTGTATAACTCCTATATTAAAAGTAGCATCAATTCCTGGAATTGTATATTGATTGGCATTTTCTATTTTATATCCTACACCAAGAGATTCCATACTAACAACTTTAGCAGATCCTATACTTTTACTCCCTAAAGAAATGATAGCATCCTTTCCTCTAGTAACTACTGTTCCGTCTTCCGCAATTGTTTCTGATTTAACATATGCGGCAGGGACATATTCCCAACCAGCACCACCATCAATAACACTAATCGCAAGAATTTCTCCATCTTCATTTACATCAGTTACTAATATATCAGCTCCATAACCTTCAATCTTAACAGTCTTAACAATTCTAAAGGTAATTTTACGAGAATCTTCATAAACAAATTCTCCACCAAACCATCTTTGTTCATTTTCATCTGTTTTAAATCCAACATTTTTTTCATCATCAAACCATATTCTACCAGTTCTTATATCTATTTTTCTAATTATAGCAGTAGTTTTTGTAATATTACCTACAATTCTTAATCCTATCAAATCTTCAATATCATAACCTTCTGTAATACGCAAATCATATACTTGAAAATAATCTTTAACTATATGAATGGAATCAAACTTACTATAACCTGATCCCCTTTTACTTATAGAAACAGTTTCAATTTTTCCTTTTCCTAATTTATCAATTTTTATAATTGCACCAGAAGAATTATCTGAATTAACAATCGAATATGATCCATCTATTACTATATTAGAATTCCAAGCAACTTCAATTTTCTGTCCTTCACTAAATCCATATCCTCCATCAATAATATCAATAGATTGAATACCAGCTAAAAGGAATCCTGTAACAGGATCTTTACCATTAAATAATTTAACAATACTATTATCTTCTTTTATAAAAACTACACTTTCATCACCTTCAAAAACACCTTTAGTTTCATTATTATCGAGAAAAAGTTCACAATATGTAATAGTAGAAGTTTTTATAACTCTGCTAGAAGTAACAATACTAGTAGCATTACTAGAAGTACCTTTAATGATATAACCTTCTATAGATAATAAATCATCTATAGAAGTTTTATTTGCATTATTTTCAGAAGGAGGAATAATTCTAAGAGAATACGGAACATTCCAAACTCCCCCAGAAGGAATTAAAACATTATCACGTGGATATTCAAACTCAATGGTAGAATCAAATAAAATACGAAATAAAAATTCAAATGACTTTTCAGATCCTTTAGATTGATAAAAATCTTTAATATTTTTAATTAATTTAGATCTATCTACTAATAAATTGGAAGGAATATTAGAAGCATATTCAGAGTCAAACATTCGTAACATAGAATATGCAGTATGATCTATATCACGATATTGCTGTAATTTTAAAATTTGTTTATAAACTGAACCAATATCTGGTTCAACATCCATTATTTTAGTATTCTTTAATTCATCTACTAAAACAGATTTAAAATATTCAATATTAGGTTCATACTCTCTTTCTAGCCATTTATAATAATGTTCTACCAAAGAAACAAATTTAGTATAATTCATTCCATCAAACTTATCAAAGTCAAATACCATATGTTCTGGTAATTGACTTTTGATAAGTGGAGAAAGAATATGTTTATTTTTCAACATTATTAATTATCCTCTACAACTGAAATAGATATATCTTCTTCTTCTATAAGTAAGACTTGCTCGTTAAATCCCTTAACATCTGAACCCAAAGGAATAACAGTAAAACTAACATGATCACCTAACTCAGACTCCTCCATATTAAATGGATTCAAAGAAATAATACCTGATGCATAATTTATATCACCGACATCAGTATTCATTATATTATCTTCGTACATTAAAACAACATTTCCATTATAATCATCAACAAGATGATATTCATAAGAATTTCCATATACTGTAAAGGTACTGCTTTTTAAAGATCCTGGTTGAATAGCATTAAAATACATCATACTAAAAGACTGTTTTGTTCCACTAAACAAAGGATAAATTTTCTTTTTTAATGTGATAGATGTACTATTACTAACAATACTATCATCGACATTATCTATCATAGAAGTAAAAGAAGAAAATCTAAAATCTACATCAAACATTCCCAACTGCTCTATTCCAAATGTCTTTATGCTATTTGTAATTTCTGTTTGTAAAGTTCCAGCACTCTTAATTGTAAGATTAGGATTGTATTTAGTAATTGAACTAACTCCCATATATATAAATTCAGGATCTACTATCTCTGGACTAATAGTAACAACTCTATATTTTTTTATAAGACTTTCTAAAGAATATTTTTCACTATCTGTCAACTTTAATCCAGATTCTGGTTTAATACAAATAAAAACTTTACCATAAAATGCAGGAATATTATCTTCTCCGCCCCAAATCTTAATGGCAGCAATATTAGAAAAATTTTCTTGAATAAGAGATACAAAATCCTCAACTACAACTGCTCTTTCTTGTCTCTCATATACTTTAGGAGCTTTAAATTTAATAGAATCAATTGATTCAGATCCCTCACTACCTCCACTAGAAGGAGAAACAACACTAATAACTGCGTCTCCTGTAGAACTATTTCCATAAGGAATTGTTCCACTTAACAAAAAGGCAGGATTTAATTCAGAATCTACAAGACCTATATTATTTGCAACTGAACCATTAGTAACAATATATTTCATCATTATAAGATTTCCATTTATCAATTTTTTTCCTAAAAACCCATCACCAAAATAAATTTCAAACTTTCCTTCTTCTACTTCCTGTAAAAAATATACCAAATCTTCACCACTCAAACCAACAACAGAATCGGCTTTATTATAAGTAAAAATTTCATTTGGATTTGCATATGATGTCGCTACTGATACGTCTAAATAATCTGTGTCAACATTAGTAGCAGGTATTAAAAATCTTTGTTCCTCTTCATTAATATTTACAATATAATTAAACTCATACAATGATCCTTCTACTAAACTAACATTTTCTAATGTAAACGTTCTACCACCAGCATCTATATAACTACTAGAAGAATATATATTATCAGTCAAAAAGTCATAAGTAATATTATTTTGTGTTGCTGTAAATTTTGTATGTCTAGGAACACTAATAACTTCAACAGTATCATTACCTGTATAAGGAATAGTTACATTCATATTAACTATAGCAGTAGAGGAAGAAATTGAATTAGGAACATATCCCAAATGTTTAGCTATACTAACTGTCGCTTCTCTAGTAGTAGATGTATCCAAAAACATCTCGTTGGCAATCATATTCAGGTAAAACGAATTCTGATATGTATTGTAAGCCAATAAATCCATTAACGTATTTAACGCAGAGCCCTCAAAATCATAATCATTAAAATCATCTTGAGATTCCATATATTCAATAAAATTAGCCTTTATGCTATTAAAATCAAGATCACTAATATTTAATTCAGCCATTATCGTACCCTCTCTGTTAATGATACAGTTTGATTAATAACTGTAGTTGTTTCTCTTAATTTATAATATAAAAATATATCATAACCATCCCTATCTATCATAGGAACAACAAGAATATCAATAACCTCAATCCTAGGTTCATAATTCAACAATGAAAGATTCACCATTTCTTTAATTTCAATCGCAGAAACTTCACTAATAGGTTCAAACAAAAAACCTCTAAGATTACAACCCCAACCAGGATTAAACAACCTTTCTCCTGGAGAAGTTAGTAGTAAATTTCTAACAGATTGTTTGATAGCAGTTTCTTTAGTTTTCTTTCTCAAATCTCTAGTCAATGGATGAAACCCCAAATCCATATCTATATCAGAATAACTATCAATCGTCCCGATTGGCATATAACCTCTCCTATATAGTAATATTTATACATCTCCATTACTTGAAATTTTTACCTTTTTACTAAAATATATCTCATCATCATTCTTCTCTTTTGTCGAATCAAGAGTTTCAATAGTCGTTAAAGTAACTTCTGGTTCTAGTTCGGTTTTCAAATCTTCTTTTTCATCTGTAGTAGAATACCATGTTGTAGAATTACCACTACTATATGCAGAATTGGTACCAACAGTTCCTCCAGAAGAAGCTGCTGAAATAGAAGTAACATATCCATCAGCAGTAGTAATTCCATGATTATGAGAAGTACCTGAAAGACCATGACTATGAGAACCTATAGTATGACTATGTGCAGGTATAGTAAATGTGTGATCATGATTTGGAATAGAATGATCATGTTCCGGTACCTGATGTGTATGATTATCACACCAATCTATTAAATCCCCTAAAACTTCTTTCAATTTAGTAGCTAAAACTACACTATCATCTGGATCAGACGACGCCAAATTTAACTTTTCCTGTAAAAGAGTAAGTTGATTTGACGATTGTACAGAATCTCCTTCCACATATATATTACAATTACCATGAATATGTATATTATTATCTTTCAATATTATCTGATACTCATCTCCTACCACTTTAGTTACTTTGGTACCATCAGGAATTATTTCTTCTATGGTACCAGACTTATGCATTTTTGTCAATCTTTCATGACCAGGAGTATCATCAATCTCACTAAGATGTCCTGACAGACTTTCTTCCACCTTATTTAAAGGATATTCAGAATATCCCATTAAATTTGGTTCTACTATATTTTCATTATTAATCTCAAAACTATCTAAATTCTCTCTCCTCATTTGATAAAATTTAGTTGTGTCTATATTATAATTACGAGCTAATTGATGTGTATTAACCTCATCACCTTCATATCCATAATTAGTAGCACCTAATATGATTGGTTGTTGAGCATTTTCATTATCTTGAAAAAAACCTAATACCCATGTTCCTACTTCAAGTCCAGCAGGAACAGACTTTTGTGGTGTATTAACAGGCATCATAGGATAAGCCCAAGGTAAAGTATTGGTAGGTATTTTCTGTTTATTATCTGTATGATAACCCAAAATACGAACTCTACATCTACCCACCTGTAAAGGATCATCTATATCCTCAACTTCTCCAAACCACCAACAAAATTTATCTAAACCTTTCATATTTACTCCTAAAACGAATCCTTAGACACTTCCATCACTACTTCATATTTATTTTTATCTATTTTATGTCTTAATCCTGTAATTATATAATTTCCAGAATATAAAGAATCTAATTCATTATTGCCTCCACGTCTGGCATCACCAATATTTACCTGTATCACTTGTCCAGCATATATATCAATATATCCATCTATAGTTAATTCCAATTTTATATTTTCTAACTGTTGAAGTTGTGATATTCTACTTTGTTTCCACAAATATGAATAATCATCATTCTCTGGTTTTGTCTGATAAAAAGTATGAGAACTAGAATCATAATTATTAACAGAAACGTCTACTTCAGCTAATGGTTCTTCGTTTAAATGAACATGTGGATAAACATGCCTGTATGTATGTTTATAATTAATACTATCTAAATATGATTGTCTATAATCAAATTCAATAATATCATAACTCCTTCTAAGCAAATCATGTTGTATCATTTTACTAGAATACATACCCATCTTCACATTCTCTATCAAATTAGGACTTTGTACAACATTAAATGAAGAAATATATCTCTGACCCATCATATTTTGAAATTCATCTGCTGTTTGTGGTATACCAGTAAAATTATAAATGCGAGTATTATCTACGGTTATTCTTTCTTTTCCGATAACAAACAAAGATTCTAAGGAAACAAACTTAAAACCTTCTAGTGTTTCAAAAAATAAAAAATTAGATCCTCTTCTATTTTCAGCTACAGATCTTGATGCTAACCAATGAATGGTAGAATAAACACACCATCCAGGAATAATAAAATCTGATATATATTTTGTTTTTTGAACTTCGATATTAAACATATTATTATTATTGAACACATCAAATGATTCATCACTAGAAACATAAGAATTTTGTCCTCCAATAAATGTATTAATATAATTTAAATTGGCCGTAGGTAAATGAGTTGTCGGATAAACAACTGCATGTTTAGAATTATAATGCTCTAAAAACTGTTTCCATACACTTTTCACTACATTACTAGTAGTAGTTCTGGGAAATGATTGTGATATTATAAAATCAGAATTCATAATCTTTTCAACAGATATAAAATTAATAATATAAACTATTTGACCAGGACTAAGTTGTCTTCTCTCACTAATTTCATATATTCTAAAAATCTTATCTACAATTATACTAGTAATATCACTCATTATTCTAATTTTTAAAAATTCAGTTCCTCTAACAGGATAATTGGAAATGATATTACTAGTATCAGCAACCAATATATTACCAGACACAGAATCTGAATATATGTCTTCAAATAAGTTTACCTCTAAAAAAATATTATTCAAGGACACTGGTGTTGTAGTATAATCTTTTATCAATTCTATTGATTGAATAGAAACTGTTCCTGTTCTAATTTCATTCATATCAACTTCCTATCAAATTTATAAATTCCTGCACATAATTATCCACTACTTCTGGTTTTAAATATGTTATTAATTGATTTTCTTCGTTTTTGTCTATTTCATACTGTAAATAACTTTTATTTTCAATAACAAATATTTCTGATTGACTGGAAACAGTTTCATATAAAACAACAGAACTTAAAAGTCCATATGTTTTTCCTATCTTAGACAACACAGGTGTTTCTAAATCTACTAAAGAATCAACATCATTAATATCTAAAATATGAAATGTTCCATTTGTGTCTCTAATCGCACCATAAGATTTAATAGATGTATCAAAAGATTCTACTGCTGCTGCATTTGAAGTAGTAATATCTGATACTATAACCGAATCAGAATTCTGAATGGCAATATTTTTATAATCAATGAATCCTGAAATAGAAATAGAAACAACTTCTACAGACATATTAGAACTCAAACCAGTAAAAACAGTACCAACACTAGGCAAAGCCGATAATCCATCCTTATACTTTAATTTACTAACTCCACTAGAATCTGGTGCATATATAGTATCAATTTCAAAATAATCATTATTACCAAAAACACATTTTTCATTTTCTTCTAATAATAAAGAAGCAATAGGACTAAATGTAAAAGAATAATAATTCAATTCAGAAATAGAACCAGATGATTTATTATTATATGATGCTAAATATTCCTTTTTTAAATTATCTCCAACATAATCAAAAGATGATTTAGACTCTAAGCCTCTAATAGTTTCACCTTCTTCAAAATCTGAACTTCTATCTTCAATAATAAGCTCCAATGTGTTAGGATTAAACGACTTAACTATTGCTGTAGATCCCGTAGTGGATCCTCTAACAATCTCCCCTCCAATAAAAAAAGTATTATTTCCTATATAACTACTATATTGACCAACAGTAAGAATCAAAAATTGTATGAATCTATCTAACTCTCTCTTAAAAAATACAATATTGCTAGATGTAATTTCTGCATATGCAATCTCCATCTCATTTTTAAATACATCTATATAATCAAACCAATCATCATGCATATAATTTAAAAACAACAAAAAGGAATTTAATCTCTTAGAATATATATTACCATCCCCATCATTATCAAGATCCCAAAAAGAATCAGTAATAGAAGTCTTATGCGGAATAGTATGAATATAAAACTTATTTAAAGAAGATTTAAATGAGTTAACCTTTAAAATATTTTTTGTTTCCATTTGAAATTGTTCCATCTCTGTAATTATCTTTTGTTGTGAAAAGAAATTATCATCCAACACTATAACTTCATCTGGATATTTTTGCTCTATATAATCAGAAAATACTTGAGAATTAATCGGCCAATCACTAGATGGATTAACAACTTTACTAGATTGCATAACAACCCAATCATAATATGAATTATTATACAACATCGAAGCAACATTATCCGGTCGTAAATTGCTATCTATCATATCCTGTTCATAATGTAATGGTGTTATAGTAGAAGGTTTTCCTCTTATTCTTTTTAAAATATCTGTGACAGGATATGTTTTATTATTTAACTTATAATTGATTTTAGGATAATATTGAAATGGCATAATTCCCCCTAAAAAGTTCCAGATGCTGTTGTTTCTTTATCTTTACGATGTGGATGGTAAGGCTCAAATTGTTTTCTTTCCAACTTTTCTATTTCTGTAAATGCTAAAGAAAGATCTATCTCAATTGGTTCTCCATCTTCATGTGTAACTAATCTATTTGGAGCATAATTAACATCAACACTAGTACAAACACATCTTCCTATTCTAGGCAAATTCCTATTTTCCTTAAGTTTACCATCCTTATAAAACAAATATTCTAAACCAAATTCTGCAGGATACCTATAAAATTTAGAATTAGCACCAGTCATAACCTCTGGATGGGAATACTGATTAAGTCTTGTTATTATTTCTTGTACAGTAGTCCACTCTCTCTTATCCTTAGGAATAAACTTCCAAGTAAAACTAAACGTTCTCACATCTATTCCTTTAAAATATTGTTGGACTGGTTCATTAAAAGCAACTCTATTATTACCATATAATGTTTGTGAAATAAGATCTGGATTATCTTTTGACATAGAAGCAACTAAACCAGCTATAGATCCTACTCCTCCACCTTCACTCAAACCCTTAACAGCATCAGTAAATGATCCTATCTCTGCTAATTTTGCAACAGCTTTATTTTGATCTTGCTCCCAAGAAAAGTTATATGTAGTTTGTAATTCAGGAGCTGGAAAATACATAGATCCGCCCTTTACAGATTTAGGAACAGCAGGTGTAATAAAATTTAATATTTTATTTTTCCAATTTTTCTTATCAACTGTAACATCGTTTCCATTCTTATCTTTAATCGTCAACTCTAATTTATCGCCTTTATTACCTAACATACCAACAATAAATTTTTGTCTATCTATTTGGTCCTTATCTTCTCCATACGGAGTTATTCTAAGTTGATTAGGAGCTTCATCAACATTTGGAGCAAGTAATGAATTAACTTTATTACCTGAAGCTGTATACGCACGAAGTCTAGTAGTTCTATTCGCTGCAATCTTTTCGTTTATTTCTCTTAATGGACCTCTTACTGCTTCTGCCCAAACCCTTTTATTAGCGTTTTCTATTTCTTGTGCAACAGTAGCAGCAATCTCCTCCTCTGGAGACATAGATAAAAGTAAAGGTAATTGCAAAAACATAAAATTCCTCCTTTTATAAATATATTTATGAAGTATCATACAGGCTATTTTGTGCCTAAGAATATTTATAAATATAAAGGAGACCATACTAAGATATATCACAGGTCAGGTCTAGAAAAGAAATTTATGATTCTTTTTGATAAAAACCCTTCTGTATTAGAATGGGCTAGTGAAGAAATAATAATACCCTACTATTCCACAGTAGACAAAAAGAAACATAAATATTTTCCTGACTTTTATGCCAAATTAAAAACTAAAGATGGAGAAAAAAAATTTATATTTGAAGTAAAACCAAAAAGTTTATTCAAGAAAAAGAAAACACCTAAACGAATAACTAAAAAATTTTTAAGAGAAATGGCAGAAATAGAAATAAATAACAATAAATGGAAAGCCGCAAAAGCATTTTGTAATAGATATGGTTGGTCATTTCAAATTTTAACAGACAATAATCTAAAAAGGTTTAAAATATGAATACTCCTTTTCAAATATTACGCAATAGAGCAGAAAGAGCCCAACAACTATCAGAAGAATGGCTTCAAGAGCAGGCTCAAGCTCTAAATATAACACCATCCAGATTTCTAGCAGATACAAAAAGATTAGTAAATAGGCCTATGTTAGGAAGAATGTACATGTTTCAATATGATCCAAAATTAAAAGAATCGCTATCATTCTATGATACATTTCCTTTAACCATACCATTAGAATATAATAAAAACGGATTTACAGGCTTCAATCTACACTATTTAAGACCAGAATCCAGAGCAGATATATTAGAAATACTTAAAGAATATTTAACAAATAATAATATGTCAGATAGAACAAGAATAAATATAACATGGGATAGAGTCCACAGGCGTTTACCATTAAATGAATTGAAAAGAACAGTAAAAACATATTTAATGTCAAATGTTAAAAGCAGATTCTTAAATTTAGCAGTAGAAGATTGGGACTTAGCAGTTTGGATACCTGCTGATAGATTTAAAAAAGCTAGAAGAAAACGAGTTTGGGAGGAAGCATAATGGGATTTAGCATAAACGACTTCGCCGCAAGATTGAATAAATCACACGGAATAAATCATGGCAATCACTTTGATGTTAGAATATATCCTTCTTGGAAGCAAGGTAGTAGCGATGGAAATAAATTTAAAGAACTTCTAGGAGCCTTAATGAGTGAATCAGAACATAAACCTAGATGGAATGAATCATTTGAAACAAGTTGGAATGAAAATTTAAGATTCTTTTGTCGTTCTGCAAGTATACCATCTAAAGATATTTCAACCTCCGATTTCTCTGCCTATGGACCTGTGGGAAAATTTCCATATGAATCAAGTCATGGAGATTTAGAATTAGAAATACTAATAACAAATGATAAAATGTTTGAAAGAAAATTCTTTGAATCCTGGATAAATATGGTAGAACACTCAGATACTCATACTATAGGATGGCATGCAGATTACAAATCAAGAGTAGAAATACATATATTAACAAATGCACAAGATGTAGGTTATAACAACCCCACACACACAGATCTAGGTAACAACAAAACAAGAAGCGAACCCGATAGCCACAGTGGATATAGAATAGGAACTATAGATGTAAAAGACGCTTTTCCAATAAGTTTAAGTGAAATAACACTTAATTTTGACAACGAAGGTTTACAAACCTTCTCTACAACATTAACTTATGATCAATACGCCTTCAAAGGCGCACCAAGTATGTAAAAGGAGTATTATATTATGGCATTACCAAAACTAGTAAGTCCTACTTATGAACTAACATTAGAATCAACAGGACAAACTTTAAACTATAGACCTTTCCTAGTCAAAGAAGAAAAAATTCTTTTAATGGCAATGGAATCAAATGAAGAACGTGATATGGTAAATGCAACCAAACAAATCATTAACAATTGTGTCACAGAAGATATAGATGTAGATCAATTGCCAATGTTTGATATGGAATACATTTTTCTAAATCTAAGAGCAAAATCTGTTGGAGAACAATCAGAAATAGGATTTGCATGTCCTGAATGTGAAACTGTAAATCAATTTGTAATTCCATTAGATCAAGTAAAAGTAGAAAAAGGAGAAAATCATAAAACTGAAATAAAACTATCTGATGATGTTGGTCTCATAATGAGATACCCCAAAGTAGAAATGATGAATGAATTGCAAGGTCAAGACATAGATGAAAATAACGTAGAAGGAATATTTAAAATTATAGAAAATTGTGTAGATTGTGTATATGATACAACAGAAACATACAGACTAGATGATTATAATGAGGAAGAAAAATCTGATTTTTTTGAAAGCCTAACGCAGGCACAATTTAATGAAGTAAGAGAATTCTTTGATACTATGCCGAAACTATCATACGAATTAGATTATGTATGTCAGGCATGTGGACATAAAGAAAAATTACCAGTGGAGGGCCTACAAAATTTTTTCGCATAGCTATGGGTCATAACAATCTTCAAAACTATTATACATTAAACTTTGCAATGATGCAACATCATAAATATAGTTTAACAGAAATAGAGAATATGATGCCATATGAATTAGAAATATATACTCAATTGCTATCAGCACATATTAAAGAAGAAAATGATCGCATAGAAGAAGAAAAAAGAAGGAATAAGATTTAATGGATGAAGCAGCAGTTCTTGAACAACAAGCACAACAGTTATCAGTATTAATACCAGAAATGACAGATTTAATCCTGCCATGGATTGGAATATTAATATCTGTAGTAGTGTTTTTGTGGTTCAAGGACTTTGCTACTAATTTGGCCCACGGTTTAGCTTTCAAATTAGATCCACATTTTCAAGAAGGAGATATGGTATATCTGGACGATTGTCCAGCAACCATAGTTAAAATTGGAGTAACCCAAACAATTTTTGGAATTGTTAATGGTCGTGGATATATATGGAGATTTATTCCAAACGATGGAATAGCAAACGTTAAATTGGAAAAAATGATCAGCGAGAAAGTACATTATGATACTGATGCAGAACAATCAAGAAAATTAAGAGAGCTGCTATCATTAACTGAAGAACAAGATGAAATGATTGCCGAAAATAGAAAAAAGGATGTAATGCAAGATGAAATGTTAGCACATATAGATTCTTACAATCATATGCAAGACACTAAAATGCAAGAACATAAAGAACATCTTGAAAGAATGATCAAAGAAATAGAAG